TTGTGGTGAACGTGATGCGCGAACATATATCTATATTTAGTTTCACTCCATTCTTTACATTCATCCGCCATTAATAAAGGTAATAAATCCCATTTAGCACCATCTCCGTGAGTGCTACCAATTAAATTATTATAATAACTATAATACTTTCTATGCTGTAAACTAATATCAAAAGTTATATTCTTGCTATTTCTAAAATATGTAGCAATAGTGTCTGCCAAGCAAAAGCCAGTTAAATAGTCGTGGTTACTACTATTATAAACAACGTGTAAATCTGGATAAAAACTAACTAAAGTTTCAATAATATTTATATATAATCTTTTAGCAATATGAAAATGCTCAAAAAACATTCCATCAACATCCTGAACAGTACCTTTTGTCGTTTTACCGCCGCTTGGTGTGTCAATATGGAGAACATCATTACCAATACAAAGTATTAATTTATCTATATTAAAACCATTACTTTTTTGTAATATACCATCAACAGCTTCTATTGTTCTTTGTACTGCAATTTGTTTATTATATTCTTCACCACTAACAAAAGATTTGCATAATTTACCAATATGAATATCAGCTGGAGATATTAACAAGCAGTGGCCATCGTTTATTTTAGGTTTAACAACCTTTTCAAAGTTTGGTGAATATTCTTTTAAGTCGTTTAATAATTGTTGCTTAAACTCTTTTAAATCGTTTTTCTTAAAATTTGGGTTTTTAAAATATAAACTAGCTTTTTTGTTTTTTATCCAGCCGCTATGAATGTCATTAGGGTTTAAACCTTCTGCTTCTGCTTCTTGTTTTAATCTGCGATAATCATTAATAATTTGCGCTTCATCAGTGTTTAATCGATAACGCGGATTACCTTTATCTTTCCACCTTTTGTTGTGTGATTTCATTTAACAGTTTTTGTTAAATATAATAAAAAAAAATTATTTGTTATTTTTTAGAGCTTGTACCATAGTAAAAAGCAAATATGTTCCCAATTACTACTCCCTCAACCATTCCCATTAAATGAATAAAAAGTTCATTATCTAGCACTGTCGGAATATATACAACAGAATAAACAATAAAAACAAAACAAGTCAAACCAATAATTCCTGTAATGTTCATCATAAAGTCATTACCACCAGCTTTAGTAATTTCAACTTCACGCTTTCTAGCAGAATCTCTATCTCTAACTTCTAATTCATAAAGCTCTACTAATTGTTGATGTATTTGCTCTTTATCTTCTTTTGATAAATCAGATTGTGTAATTAAATTTTTAACAACACCTAACAAACCAGCATCAGGTAAAAGATTTTTTGCAACCTGAAAAACTTGCGGTGCTTTTTCCTTTAATAATATTCCTATTTTAGTATCTTTTATTTTTTTCACCCTGAACAGCTTTCGCAAGTTTCATTCTCAATATTACAAGTTCTTTCTGGTACTGGTAAATTTTCCAGTTTTTTAATTAAATCTTCTAAATTAGTTTGATTGTTTTTTTCCATTTAATTTATCTTTTGCTTTTTTTGATTTTGCTTTAAATGATTTCGGTTGTAAATCTAAGTACTCAAGTTCCGCGTTAAAACAAGGACACATTTTCATAAATTCGTGTTTCTCAACTCCATCGCCATCTCTGTCAGGTGAGTAGTCTCGATGGCCGTGAATACTTGCTTCAGGATAAATATTTTTTAATACTTTAAGTATTTTAATTAGTGATGCTTTTTGTGCTTCAGTTCTTGTATCTTTTGCTTTTCCGTTAATATCTAAGCCACCTGTGTATGCTAGGCCGATGCTAGTGCTATTGCCATTCTTCACGTGTGCGCCTGCTCTTGATACTGGCCTGCCAGCGTTAATTTTTCCTTCGATACCTATAATATAGTGGTAGCCAATATCTGAAAAACCTCTGTTTAAATGCCATCTTTTTATAGTGGCTGGACTTACATTATTACCTTCTTTAGTAGCAGTACAATGTATTACTATTTTATTAACTTTTCTCATCTTTTCTTTTATTTACTTTTTTCTTAGCACTACTAATCAAGCGCGCCTCCATCTTAACAACTTTAACCCTTAACTGTATATTTTCTTCAATTAATAATTCTATTTTAGTTTCTAATTGTTGTATCTTATTACTAAGAATTGAGACCTGTTGAGCATATAAACTGTCCTCTCTTTCGTCTTTCTGAGCTGTTACATCAATTTTCTTTTTCCATATACTCCAAACTTCTTTAAGTCCTATTGCGGATATTAAAGCAGTTACAGCCATTAATATACTGTGGTCATCCATTCTTATACTTTTTAAATAATTCATTCTGGCATTGGTTCACTCCAATCGCTGCCCGCTAAAATCTCTAATATTTCATCGTAATTATAAGTCCCAACAGGAACTAAACTCCCATCAGTTATAAAACTTGGCTCTGTATTGTACTTTATAATAAACTGTGATTTATCTAAACTTTTTCTAATTGTATCTGCACTTGTTTCATAAATTTGAGAAAAGTCAATATTTTCTAAATCTGATATATTTATTATATTATATGTTAAATTATTCATCTTTTTAATTTTATGAAGGTGTATCGTTTACAATGTCACTTGAAGTCATATTTGTCATTGTTCCATCATTAGAACCTGCATTGTCGGTAATAGTTGGGAATGTGTCACCATCGCCCATTCTGTACCAAACTTTTAAATTGCTTGATTCAATATTAGATAATGTTTCTGTAACATTTGTCCCTGTCGCGTTGTATATCTCCGATACTTGTGTAGATGTTAGAGCTGTGTTCCAGATTGCAAATTCATCAATATTTGCTCTTATTGCACCTGCATTTGTTGCGTCTTTACCTATGTTAAAGTTTGAAGTAACTGTAAATGTTGCACCTGAAATAGATGATGTTATAGCTGTTCCATTATCTACATACCCTTTCGCAGTAGTGCCATCATAAGTAATTACTAAATGATGCCATTGATTTGTAGTAAATGTATTTGGTGGGAAATCTACAGTTCCAGTTCCAGTAGAAGATGTTAAATAAAAAGCTGCAAATTTTGTAGTTGGATTTCTACCAAATTCAAGACCTACACCCCTAAATATGTTTGTAGAATCTCTATTGCCGAACAAACTTTTAAACGCATTTTGCCAATTATATTTAAACCAAACTGAAATAGTAAATTCTGTTGCTCCGCTCATATTTGTTAACAAGCCAGCATCAATGTAATCATCTGTTCCATCGCAGCTTATACTGTACACATTTGAAGTACTAGCCAAAGCAATATCTACTGTCTGAGTAGATGTATTTGGACAAACACTTGAACCACTTGAAGTAGTATCATAAGTAATAGTATGACTCGCAACAGTAGAAGCACTTAAATCTATTTCACCAGTAGTTGAATTAATTACTAATCCTGTAGTTCCGCTAAACGTTCCGCCAGTTAAACCTGTTATAGTTGGTGTTGGGTCTGCATCTGTTGGTTCAAAACTACTTGCAGAATAAGCAAAAGCAGCATTATCAAGATTAAGTATTACAACAGTAGCTGTTGCGGTATCTGCATCTGTATCTGTATAAGTAACAACATAAGAACCAGCAGTTGATGTATTAGTATTTATAACACCAGTATTTGTATCAATTATAAGACCAGCAGTAGATGCAAAAGTCCCTGAACCTGTATTATTACTAACTGTTGGCTGTGGTGTGTTTCCACTATCATCACAATAATTATCAGCACTATAAGAAATTGATAAAGCAATAAGGCCTACAATATCAGTTTGTCCAGCATAACTAGTTTTTTGAGATTCACCCCAATTATTAGTTGCACTACCAGCAGCTTGTCCCCAACCTATGTTGTTATTTGCTGCACCTTTCCCCCAAGTATTACTCATTTCTTTTTATTTTTTAAAGTACCCAACCGCCAAAATCTGCAACATCATCTGGATACATATCCGCTTGTGTATTGCTGAAATATTCTGGAAAATTTGCAGGTGCTATTCCACTTGTCATATAATCAATAAATCTATTTGTGTAAAACTGTGCTGTTGTTCTGCTTCTTTCAATTAAGCTGTCAACGTGTTCTTTTGTTAATGCTGTGCTATTTTCAGGATTCTTTGTATATATACCACCATTAGCAATATTAACACCAGCATAAGGTAAATATTCAACTAAACTCCAGTGTAAAAGCATATCTTTTATATAGTCATTTAGTAAAGATAAATATGGGTCAACTAATGTATTAGCAACAATCTCTGCTTGTATTTTATTATACAAATCTGTTCCAAGATAATTTTGAATGTGAATATCTTGCGCTTGGTTTATAAATGGTAAGATTTTATCATTATCTATATTACCATTAGCAGCAGTAAAAACTGATATATCGTGTCTAGTTACAAATAGTGCTTTACTCATTTCTTAAAACCTTTTTCATTCCAATACGCGGCAGTATATCCAGCATATTTCATATTTTTTGGTGCAATAGATACTTTCTTTGCATTTGTTTGAGGTTTAAAACCTCTTTTAATAGCTTGTGTTGTGCTTATTGCTTCGCCTAAACTTCTGCCACCTTTTTTAGCATAAAGCTTTCTTGTCCATCTATGGTTACATCTTGCGCCGCCTTTCCATAACCAAATTGAATATGTATCAGAACCTCCTTTTCCAAAGCCAGCATTAACAGGTTTTTTGCCCATTTCAATAATATCTTCTTTACGATATACTTTTTTAGCAGCTATCATTTTATCGCAAAAATCTCTTGAACTTTGAGCTGGGTTCGGTGCTGTGTCATACATATATCTAACTAAAAACTCAGTTTCTTTTTCACTTTCTTTTTTTGATTTACCATCTTGTTTGCTATCTCTATAAGGTTTTGCACTTCCTGTGCTTGCAAACTCTTTTTTAGTAGTTTTATTTATTTCAGTAACTACAAAATCAAGTTCTTCTTCTAAATCGTAATCAACTTCTTCGCTGTGTACAAGTTCATATTCTTGCAATAAATCTTTTTCATTAACACCTAAATCAATCAATTCATCTAAAGCAGTTTTTTTAGCATTAGCAGCCATTAACTCTAGTTCTGTATTTTCTTCTTCTTCGTCCTTAATTCCTGTTTGTTCTTCAACCGCTTCTTCACCTTCTACATTCTCTAAATCCATAAACTCTAACGGTTCAATAGTTTTAAAATAAAGATTTAAACTAATATCATTAACCGATAAAATCGTTTCTAAGCAATCGATTAAAAGGTTTTGGTATGGTTGTATAACAACGTTGTTAAAAAGTCGTGAGGCATTCTCTATTTCATCAGCATTAGAAGAAAAACCATTTGCAGAAGATAGCCCAAGTAATAAAGGTGAAGTCACTCTGTGAGTTAACATAATCTTTCTTGAACATTCTGTACTTAAATATTCATAATGTTGCGGTGCATTATCAAGTGGTATATTTTCAACGCTTGTTTTGCTTTCAGCATTATTGTTAAATGCGACAATTACGCGTTCTCCATAACTGCCTGTGAGCTTGTTCATCACATCATTTTTAATAGCTAATTGTTTCTCGCGATCAGGCACACCATTGTTAAAATTTACAACCTTTGTACCACTGAAGCCATTTTGAGTATCGTTAATTAAATAACAAGCAATTTCATTTTCAAGAGTTGCATAAGCTGTATTATAATCTGCAGGTGAATAATAATAAAAACCTGTTACATATCTTTTAATAATATAAATTTCATTTTGTGCGCCACTACCGAAAACAGGAAACTTTTTTAGTTTAGTATTTTTAGTAACTTTTGACCAATCAGCAGAATAAAAATAATTTTTTACTTCACCTTTATCATTCATTTTTTCAGCTCTTAGCGTTTCTCTTGGAAAATGCGTTATTGCTGATATTTTAGAACCATTATAAGTAATTTGAAAAGAAGCTTCGCCAAGTAATTTTAAATCTTGACAAACATTTCTTAAATCGTGCGGCTTTATTAAACTTCTCATTTGAGCATATTGCTCTGGTTTTTGCGATGAATCAGTTGCATCTAATCCTTTACCATAAATCTGATTAACAACACTATTTATTACAGCATTGTTTGTAGTACTGTCCATATAAGCATTAATTAAACTTTGGTAATAATCATTATTATCACCTATTGAAACCCAGTCCTTGTTTCTTTCTTCTGTAATTGTTGGCCGCTCGTATTGATTTAATTGTATTAAGTGTAAGTTATCCATAATATACAAATTTGTTATCTCCTGTACTTTGTTCTATATAAACCCCATTACTGATTGAGTAATCTGATAGCGTTTGATCTGAACAGTACATTTTATCTTTAAAAATTATTGCGTTATCTGTTGTATTCGTGATTGTAATAGTATAGTAATTATTTTCAACTAATGCTTGTGTAGTTGAATATTGGTAATAGTAATCCAGTTCAGAAAATGTTGCTGCATTATCTGTTAAAATAACTTTATTTTGAGCTTCTGACTTTATCACTAATTTATAAGTTTTACTTCCTGAGATAGTTTCTCTTGGTATGAAGTTAATAATTCGTGCGCCACTTGTAGTTAATATTTGCATATTTTTAAATAAAAAAAGAGGTGGTTAATCACTCCCACCTCTCCAATCAAACTATATATTATGAATCACACAATTAATTTAATCGCGTATTTTTTAACTATTTGTTCCCACAGTAACGGTAACAGTTGCAGAACTCATTCCAGCAAAAGGGTCAGCAGCAGTTCCACCAGCAATAAAGTTAGCTGGTTCAAGCTCTTGTCCTGTAAGTGTTAAAGTGTAACCGCTCATATCACCGAAAGCAGTACCTGTAGCAATTGTTCCACCAGTAACATCCATTCCGTGTTCTAAACCGCAAAGCATAAAATTTCCATTTCGGTCTTCTACAGCTATGTGGGGTCTTCCGTATGCCATTAGTTTCAATTCTACGTTATCTTCCTTAGATAATTTAGGTAATCCTAAAGTTAATGTTTCTTCAAAAAAGGTTGTTCCGTTTTCTCTTGAACTGGTTATTGCAGTTTCAAGTGAATTAGTGCCTTTTAAATCGTATTGAAAGCAAGTAAATGTTCCAGATAAATCAGTAATTTCATCAGCAGTTTTTGTTACAGTTCCTAAGTCGCCAAAGTCAACGAACCAAGCTCTAACTATACCACCAATTACGTCTTTACACGGTACTTTACGTCCTTTTGTTAAATCGCAAGCCATTTGTTTTTAATTTAAATTAAGGGAGCATTACAGCCCCCTTGTTATTATTTTATTTCTTAAGCGTGGTAAAGAACAATATCAGAACCTATTCCGTAATTTACAGCACTTGTATATCTCATTACAACTCTAACGTTCTGACTTCCGTCAAGGTCAGCCATATCAAGAACTTTAACTTCATTCATATCATTTAGTAAACCAGTACCAAAATATAAGTTACTTCTTTGAGCAGCCATTGCTGTATCGTCATTAAGACCATTAGCAACGAATAATTTAACACCATCAAAAGAAAGTGCGCCATCACCGTACCACATATGAGATTGTGCATTAACACCACTATTAGTAGCAGCGAATCCACCTAAAGCTCTTACGTAAGCTCTTGCAATGTTTTGTGAAATGTAAATATGTACATCTTCTTTACCATAAAGAGCAGCTGGAATTGAATCAACAATTTCTCCTAATTGTGCAACAACATTTGCAGCAGTGACAGCAGCGTGGTTTGGTGCATCAATTACATCAGCATCAGCTAAAGCTAAAGTTACAAGGCCATCAAATTCGCCAGCGTTAGCATTAGCACCTTCCCAAATATTTTTTTCAGTTTTTTCAGCTACTAAACCAGCTACGTGGCCAATAATGAAATCTGAAAATTTTGGTGGTAAGTTATCAAAAGCAGAAATTCCCATTTGAACAGCTTCCCAATCCGACTGGAAATCTTGCTTGCAAAATTGTAAGTTTACTTGAAATTCCTCTGGTTGTAGTAATCTTTCAGTTAAAGTTACAGTTGCAGTTGCATCAAAATCACAAGAAGCGTTTTTAATTACATTTGCATCAGTAGCAACTTTTTTCATTGTAGATTTATACTTGATATTTGGCATTACTTCAATGCCTCCTTTATCAATAGTGTTTGCAGAAAGTAAAGCACTAGAAATGTATTTTCCAGCAAACTCTCCAGCATACGTTGTAGTTATGTTAGTGGTTGTAGCCATTTTTTATTTATTAATTATTGTTAAAAATTTTATCAAAAACCCTGTCTCTAGTTGTTTTTACTCTATTAGCTGATATTTTAAAATTTATTTTATTATCAACTATAGCTTCAGGATTATGTTTTACAGGTTCAGGAGCAACAGCAGAAAGTTCTTCTTTTGTTTCTTCAATTACTTCTTCCTTCATTTCTTCTTTGTCACCAAGTTTTTCTTCAATCATTGCTTTGATTTCATCAACAGCAACTGCAAATTCTTCTTTAGTAACGTATTTCATTTCTTCTTTTTCTTCTTCTTTTAAGTCAGTTTCTTCTTCTTCAACTGCTTCTTCTTCTTCAGCAGCTTCTTTAATACTGTCAATCAAACCTTCTTCTGTAACAACTAAAATTTTGCCTTCTTCTAATTCATATTCACCAACAGGTAAAGCAACTTGCTCATCATCTGTTTTTATAAATATAGATTCACCAGCTTCAAAAGATTCTGCAACAAGTACAGTACCATTTTCTAAAACCATTTCAGCCATTTCAATTTTATTTTCAGAAAGTTCAACTTTTTCACCAACAATATTTTTTATTTTGTTTAGTATGTCGTTTGCTTTCATAATTTGAGTATATACCTATAAACGTTTGAAAAGCTTTACTGTTATATTTTTTTGCAACTTTTTTTTTAAGATGGTGTTTTTGTTATGTTTCCAATACCTTGAGCTTGCAAACTTCCATCACAACATTTACTGCTGTATCTTTTACCATCTGGACAAATACAACCGCGCTTACTATTTTTAGGCGATGTATTACTTGGTGTTTTAAATTTTTTACTTTTCATATTATTTCTTTTTAACGCAATTAGGTCTTTTTTTTCCGTTTATAGTTTGCCAACCCTTTTGTTCATATCCATCCCAGCAAGGAGATTTAGTTTTTTTAGCATCAATTATATGTTTTTCGCAAGGCATATACCATTCTTTATCTTCAAACTCGTGTATATGAAAACCTTTACAACCTATATTTTTAGCCATCTGTTCTGCTTTTTCTCGCGTGCTATAAGCTAACCTATCATCAATTATTGCAAAGGTTTCATCAACTACCATAGAAGAAAGATCAATTTCACCAAGTTCTTTTAACTTACTTCCTGACCATTTTAAACCAGCTTTACCACCCCACAATAAATAACTAATAGTACCACACGCTTCTTTATCTCCTTCATCATAATACTCTTGCGCTCTTGATAAATAAGAATACATTCTTTTTAAAGTTGATAAACTAATATTTTCTTTTTGTGCTAATTGCTGCGCTCTTATTTTACCAACTTGAGTTGCGCATTTATTATTAACTTTTTCATTTAGTTCTATACCTTTTTTAGCATTATTACTAACAGCTTGCGGGTAATCGTTATAAGTTTCTAATTCTGTTCTTTTACCTGAATTAGTTCTTTTATCTTTTTTAATTAATGCTTTTATATTACTTAGCATAAATTCAGCTTCTTCTTCTTCAATAGCTGCTAACTCTGCTTTTAAATCTTCATTTCTTACTTGTGCTTTGTCAGCAAAAAACCCTTCAATGCTAAAGCCCTTTACTTTACCAGTTTTCACATAATCGTTCCATACTTCATCATTTTCAACTTTCATTGAAATCATCCAAGTACCGTTCGGTACATTTAACCCGTACTTCTTAGATTTATCCATTTCAGTATCTTCAACAATCCACGATTCAACAACAGTTAAATTGTTAATTTCCATTTCGTGTTCTAAGGTTGCATTGTTCTGCATACTGTTTTGAAAGAACAATTCACTTGCTCTCCTTACTGTTTTTTGTGAAAAGTAAACGTAAAAAGTATTATCTCCATTCTTTCTAAATATTGGTTTGTTAGGTATTAAAGCTGCTCCCATTAACAGTCGCTTTTCATCATCTATTTTTGCCAATTTTATTTCCTGTTCTGATAGTGTTACAAAGTCAGATTCTATTGCTGGCATCTCAACAATGCTCACAGCTTCGATTCCAGTTAACCCTTCACTATCCTCATCTAGTATTAATTCTATTATATCCATTATTTTTTATTTTAAAAAGTTGCTTGTTGTATTGTGTTATTTTCTAATTGTTGTGCGGTTGTTATATCTCCAGATACTACAAATGCTTGTGCTGGTGGTTGACTGCCTAAAGCTCCAGCCACTTGATTAAAACCTGATTGACCTACTACGTTAAAATTTGGCGCTTGACTTGCAGATGCTCCACCTCCTCCGCCAGTAGATACAGGGCTTGGGCTTGGGCTTGTACCGCCACCATTAAATTTTTGTTCTTTAATGCTTTTTACTTGTAACAATCCAGCGGTTACTGCTGCGGCTGCGGCAGCACCACCTAAAACAGGACCAACCACAGGAATACCAGCAAGCGATTTATAAGAATCAATTGCTGATTGTGCTGTGCTAATTAATGTTTGCGATATTGATACTGCTTTTTGTATTTTAAATGCTTTCCTTTGTTGTTTCTCACTTTCACCAGCAAATAGTTGCGCTATATTTGATACTGCAGATAATGTGTCCATTACGCCTTGTACCTTTTGTTGATTTAATTGTTTTTCGTTTTCTTTTTTTTCTGCTGCAAATTTATCATCAATATCTTTTAATTCAGATTGTCTTGCTTCTTCTAGTATCTTAGTGTCTTCACCATAAATAATAGCTTGTTGTATTAAATTATCATATTTACTTTTAACAGCATTTTGTTCTTGTTCTATGTTGCTTAATAAACTATTTGCATATTGATCTTCTAAACCTTTTTTTGTTTCTAAAAACTTTTTTAAATCATCAGCATCTTTTTTCTCTTTTGCTAACCTTTCATTTTCTGCTTTCTTTTCTGCTGCTAATCTTGCAGCTTCTTCTTTCTTTTCTTTTGCTAATCTTGCATCTTCTGCTTTTTTATCAATTACAGCTTGTCTTTTTTCTTCAAGCTCAATTAATTTATCAGAATAAAATTTATCAATTAATAATCTTGCTTCTGCTTTCTTTTTGCTTGAAGCCCTTAAAGCATCTAATTCTTTTAAATCTCTTTCTTTCTGTCTTGCAAGTTTTTCTTCTTCTGTTTTATCATCAAAATCTTCTTGTCTTTTTTCTAATTTATTTCTAAATGCTAAAAATTTTGCGTAAGCTTCTTTTCTTTTTTTAATTGCTTCTTCATCTAACTTCGCTTGTTTATCTGCTGCTACTTTTTCATCTTTTGCAATTTTATCAAGTACAATTTTATTTTCTGATACTTTTATTCTATTAGCAACCCTCTCCATAAAAGTACCTTCTTCACGTCTTGCTGCTGCATCTTTTTGTAATTTAACAGCTTCTGCTGTTAATTGACTGTAAGTGTTTTTAATATTTTTTACATCTTGATCAAGTTGTTTTTTATCTATTGCTTTACCAATAAAAGGTATTCCAGATATTATTTTTTTTACTGCTAATAAACCTAATTTAAAATTTGTAAAAGTTAATTTAAAAGCTACACCATAAGTTTTAAAAAAGGCAGTTGATGCTTCAAATTCAGCAGTAAATGCGCCAAAAGTTCTTGACATACTTGTTATTCTACTTATTATAGCTGTTAACCCTTGAATAAAAGCCCTTGATATTTGTGTAAAGATTCCATTACCATCTTCTAATGATAATAAAAAACCTTCCCAAGCAGAGCTTAATTTAGTAGTGTCACCCTCTAAATTATCAAGTCGAATTTCTGCCATTGCTTTTGCAGCTCCACCAGAGTTTTCTAAAGTTGTTGTTAATTTGTTAATAGCTTCTTCACTATTAGCTAAATTCAAAAGAGATTTTGCGCCAATTTCACCAACTAATTCTTGAGCAACCCCTAGTTTGTCTGTACTATTATTTACTTTGCTATAAGCTTCTTCAAAGGTTAACCCCTTTTTATTAAGCTCACTCATTACTTTACTAAGCCCTGTACCTGCTAAACTACCCTTAACACCATTGTCAGCCAAAACACCAAGCAATCCAGCGGTTTCTTCTATTGATTTACCAGTAGCTCTTGCAATAGGAGCAGCCATCTTTAAAGATTCTGTTAACAAGCCAAAATCTAAAGAAGAAGAACTTGTACTTTTAGCTAATACATCAACAACCCTTTGCGTATCGCTTGCTTGTAAACCAAAAGAATTAACAACAGAACCAGCTAGCGTTGCAGCTTCAGCCAAACCTACTTCCAAAGATGCAGCTAAATCAAGAGTTGCTTCTGTTGCAGCTAATATTTCAGGTGTTGTTTTACCAAGTTTGGCATATTCTGTTTGTAGTTGCGCAACTTCTACTGCTGTAAATTGAGTTGATGAACCAAGCTTTTTTGCTGACTCAGATAGCGCCTCCATTTCTTCATTTGAAGCTCCAGAAACAGCTCTTAATGTAGATAATTGTTTAGCAAACTCAGAACCTTTTTTAGTAGCAGATATAAAAAGAGTTACTAAAGAACCAGCAGCAACAACTAATGCTCCAATACCTGTTGATATTAAAGCAACTTTTAATGCCTTTAAACCGCCTATAACCCCTTGTATAGATTTAGGCATAAAACCTAAAGTATTATTTAAACCATCAAAAGATTTATTTGCTGTCTTGCCAGTTTTTGCTACTTGCTTATCAGTTTTTTCAAGGTTTTTATTTATCTTATTTATAGCAGGAGTTGCAGAATCTTTAACCTGTATTTCTATAATTTTAGTTTCCATACTTCATTTTAATTTGTTGAACACCCTCTTTAAATGTCATCGGTACTTTATTAATTCCTAATGCGATATTTATATGTTTATCATATAATTTATTTTCTTTGCAAAATTCTAATGCTTCTAATATTGTTTTCATCATGTAGGTTCGTTTAATAATTCAAATGATGTTTCTCCACTTTGTAATTTAGTAGTCATTTTATTAATTGTATAAGCTCTTGTTCCAACAATAATTAAATCATCTAATGTTAAATTCAATAAAACTTTTAATGGTAGTATTGCTGAAAATTTAAATATTCTTGTTCTTTTATTAAATACTCTTGTGATATAATTTTGATAATATAATTGAAATAAACTATTTGTATTACCGCCATAATCAGTAAGTGTATATGTATTTATTTCGCTACCAAAATTTAAACTATATGCAGGAGCAGTTGTGCTTGTTCCTAATTCATTGTTCATACTTGGTATCCAATAATCTTGCAAAGTGTAATTTGTTCCAACTGGACATAAAGCACCATAAGTTTCTGGTCTTGTACTATCTAAAAAATTTATCCAAGAATCAGCAGATACATTTTCTTGGTATATTCCATAAAATAATAATGGTTGACCTATACTTGGTTTTAATTCAGTATCTAAAAAACTACCAATTTGAACAGCTGTAAATGCACCGCTTGTTATGTCTTGCAATCTTTCAAACAACATATGCTCAAAAGGTAATTTAATTTGATAAATGCTTTTTTTACTTGCATCACTTAAATAATTTAATTCACCATATTTTTGATTATTAGCATTAAAAAATGTTTCTGCTAAAATGCTTTTTGGTGCTGCGTATTCAAAATCAACTTCACTAAACGGAATTGTTTCACCAACTGTATGTTCATCAGTTTTAACAAATTCAGTTATATTAAAAGTATCTCCACCAGCATAAAAACTATCTAAAGTTTTAACAACTATTTCACCATTAAAATTTGTAAAAGCAGTTAAATTAAATTGTCTAAATAAACCATTTAAAAAATCTTTAACTTTTAATTTTGGCATCTGTTCTGTCATTACAACATATTTATCTTGAGGTTCTAAAACAGCAGAACTACTTGTAAAAGTTGCTGTATTATTATAAGTTGTTGTTGTGCCATCATTAGTTACAAAACTTACTTTTCTATTAATAATGAATTTTGCTTGAAACTGTATAGAAGATTCAGAGCTTAATCTCCCTACCCATTGAATACCATTAAAAATATCATAAGCAAAAAGCACATCATTATCTAAACCATTTGCAGTACCAATTTCTAACGTAACAGAACTTGTTCCTGAATTGTTTTGACTAATTGCAAAAGATTCCCAATTATTAGCGCGTACAATTTCTAAATCATATTCAACACCAGTATATGCGCCAGCAGGCACAACTTCAAAAGTAATTGTTGTTTCATCTTCTGTTACAGTAACGCTACTATCAATATATTTTTTCCATAAGAATACACCAGTATTTAAAGTAAAATAACCATACAGGTTTGCTGTATTTGTTAGCTCAGTACAATTACCAGTACAAGTATAAGTATCGCTATTACCAACCCAAGTACCAGCACTAATTAATTTTCCTTTTTCTCTATGTAACCACATAAACAAATTATTCATAACAGCTGAATCTAAAAACTCACCTGTTTTAAATGTTATGTTATATTGTTGCTCAATAGCTTTTATTATATGTTTTATTAATATAGCTGGTTTCAAATCTTCAGGAAGCACACCTCTTTGGTTAAGCTTAAAACCTGTACTGCATATGTTTAATCCTGTTGTATCATATATAATATAATTTTGACCATTACTCATAATGTCAGAACTCAAGGTGACTGCAGTATTGCTATCTATTGCTGTAACTGCTGCTATTGAATTAGTAGTTGTATTTTTAACAACGTCACCAACAATAACTACATTTGTAAAGTTTTCTGAAGTGTCAACAAGTTTATCATTTGCTGAAGAAGTAGCAGTTCCAGATAATTTAATATTGCTTGATGTATTAAAAACATAGCTTTGTGAATGAGCTATTAAAGGATATATTACAGCATCATTATAAGCAACAGAATCTATTGTGAAGTTTAAACCATTTTCAAGGCCATCTTTTACATTTGTTAAATTACCGCTATGATTAAAATTATTTAACCAAACCAAATCAGATAATTGGTCTTCATTAATAAGGTTTTTAAAACTAACTGTATTACCAAAGAATGTTACTTTATACATTGATGGTTCATTGTGTTTCATTACAACTTCATTCAATTGTATTTTGCCAAACCTAAAATGTAAGTGATTTAATTCTATTCTTGATTGACAAAATATATTAGCATCAAAACCATCAATATCTGGATTGTACCAATGTTTAAAAATCTTGTTATTTGTTTTGCTTGCTGGTAAATTAAAAGTTCTTGAATAGTCAGTAAATAATTTATCTATATCACTTACATCTTGTATGACCTGAGTTAAAGAAATAAGCTCTGCTTCCATTAAATCAACTCTAACAAAATCTTGCGTGTCAGATGATGTTCTTAACTGCGGTTGTATATATAGAATTAATTGCTGCATTATCTAATATTATTTACTAAACTAAATGACTTTTCAAAATTCATTGTGTAATTAATTAACCTATCATTTAAACCTGTTTTATAAGTAAATGAACTTTCTTTTAAATTAACTGGATAAATAACATTATTTGAATCTGTTAACCATACATACTCACTAACCATTAATTCTTCAAATTGTTCATTCATTAACTCACTAACAAAACCTGTATTTAAATTTATGCTTTCAGTTCCGTTTGTGTTAAATGTTTTTTTAGAATGTGCTGTTGTAGAATATGAATTATAAGTTAAAGATTCTTGACACGCTTCACCAGCTTCTTCTGGCGGGTCTAGCTGTACGCTTCTTGCGCTAAATATACTTGCATTAAAATTCTCTCTTTTTGTTTCTAAGCTTTCTGTTGACTTCTTAAAAAAGAATATATCCTGCATTGCCCCCCATCTATTTAAAAAAGTTATTTTATTTACTGGGTATTTACATTCTTCAGTTGGTGCTAATGTAATGGTAGTAGTGCTGCCACTATCATAAGTTATTAAAGCATTATCTAATAATGTTGTACTTGTAAATTGCGAATACTGTATTTTTTGATTTTGGTTGCCGTTATCTGAAAAAGTATCTGTTTCTCTTACTCCTGCACCTGAACGCCACTGAACAGAAGTTACTCTTTCAACATTTACTGGCAATGTTGCTGTGCCATTTCTATCATACTGTAAATAATTACCGCTAATCATAGCAATAGGTTCTGTTGTATAATTAACACCCTCTTTAAATTTGTTAAAACCTTCTTGCGCTAAATAAGTATTTGATGTTGATGAACCAATAATTGTTCCTGTGCTTACTCTTGCAGATGTTTCAACAGTTACCCAGATTGATTGCCTAGCAGATGAGGCAGCGTGATTACCAGTAAATATTTGTTCTATATGGTCATTTACTATTTCACTTATATCTAAAGTAATAGAACCTTCGCTTCCTAATGGTTTTTTTTGTAATGAATAAGTTGCTCTTAAGTCATCACATACTTCTGTTGAATTACTTAAACCACCAAACACAGTTATATTAATTTGAAAATAACTTAGTATTGTTAAGCCGCTACCCGTTACTTGCGGGGTTCTTATGAAAAATGGGCTTCTTGTTCTAATTATTGTACTCATTCTATTTTTAATTTGTCATTTAAAAAACCTTCAACTATTTCATCACCATATAAATCTAAGCCACGTTCAAAAGGTTTTGTAAAAAATAATGTTGCTTTAATTCCTTTTTTATAAATACTTCTTGCTATTAAAAAATTTAAAGATTGTCTACTGATAAACCTACCTTTTTTATCTCTTGGTGCTATTCCTTTTTTGACTGTCCATTTATCAAATGCTTTAGATGGCGGCTGTTTATTAGTATATTTAAAAGGGCTTGCAGAGCTTTCAGGATATGTTGACTTTGCACCCTTTACTCCTTTATCAATAAATGGTCCGTAATCTTCACTAGTAAAAGAAATTTTATCTCCTTTAACAGAATACTCTAAACTATTATACAAAGCTTTAGAAGCATTATTTTTCTTTTTAGTCAAATTACTTCTTGACTGTTGAATAACATACTTTGCGTATTTCTCTAATGCTTTTTTAAATTCACTCATTAGCAATAAGTCATTTCATCTTTAGTGCCGCAATCAAAAGTAACCGCCCAGCCAGCAAGCATATTGTCAAAACGCTCAGTGAACGGTTCACAACTTGCAGGATTAATCAATTCAAATTTATCTCTATATAAATCACTCTTTTGCAATACTCGCATAACTCTTGTTGCTAATGCTAACTGAGTGTTTAATATATCTTGCCTGTTGTCATTGCCTCTATATAAATCTGTAACTTGTTCATTGCTCACATCTACTAAATCCATAAAGAAAATAGTAATATTAAATGTTACATAGTTATTATTAATTGTGCTATTATTAATCATAACGTGAGCTAATGGAAATAAGCTTTGCTTTTTTAAATCAATATCAGCAATATCACCAAATGTTATTTCATTATTAAATGGTTCTGCTGTGACAACTTCTTTTATTTTATCTATTATATTGTAAAAACTGTTCATACTATTTTTATATATCTTGGTGTGTGATTACCTAAATCTTGTTCTATAAATTCATCAAGAGAATCAATAGCATTATCAAAATCTAAACCCTCTCTTTGTATTAAAATATCTAAGCAAACCCAGTAATCATAAATTGCTTGTATTGGGTTATTTGCTGTAATACCAATAAATGCTTCTTCAAAGCCATCAACTAAAATAATATGGTCGTTCACAAGTAATAAATCCCTTTCAGTTAATTCTTCTAATATATCTTGCTTTGTCATCTTCTATTGTTTTTTAATATCTGTTGTTCTAATTCATATTTATCTTTTTCAAATGCTAAATGCATTAAGCAGCTGTGGAGTTTAGATTTGGTAATTTCATTGTATTTGAGAATGTCTCCATTAGTAAGTCCGTAGATAGATTGATACCAGCCCCATTTAGCAGCGAATCCTGCAGATGCTGTGGAAGCTCTATCTCCTTTTGTGTTGCTAAATAACTCAGGATAGTTTTCTGTAATTCGTTCCTTAAACTGTAAAAAAAAACAAGCGAACCAAATACAACATCTAATGTAGTTTCTGTCATATCGTATTTATCAGAGCTTTCATAATCTTCTATTAAATACTGATTCTTTTTTTTGTATGTTATTGGTCTAAATAAAACACCCATTGCTTTGTTCATCATTTCCCAGTCAGCAAGGTATGTATCAAGGTCAACAAATTCACCAAATGAAATATCATCTAGCTTTGGTATAAAACCAAACTCTTTTTCATTCATTGTAAACCTATCTATAAATTTAGGTTCTTTAGTAAATAGTTTTGATAGCTGCTCACAAATTTTATTTATATCAATTGCTTTAATTTGTAACACATTCTTAAGTGGTATATTACAAAATATCTCCACCATCTTTTGTTGTAAAAATGAATCGAGTTCTTTACCATCAGCAATTTTTAACCATTTCTGGTATTGCTTTAAAGTAACCTCATTAAGTGTTTCTGGTATATTGATTGTTAACTTCATTTATATATAAACGTTTTAATTAGTGAATCGTTATATACAAATATAAAAAAAAGTAGGCAATGCTCTTTTGCAAATACCTACTTTAACCAAAACGCAAATTACATTGGCAATAATTCGCATAATCAAATATAATAAATTTCTGAGGACTTACGCTAATAAATCGGCTGCCTCTTATATATCTTTTCTTATCTTATCTAAATGCTTAAGGGTGGCTTAAGCGTGGCTATAAAAAAAGCCACTTTTTACGGTGGCTCTTAAATTAAGATTTTTATTTTTTAATATCCCAAAGCTTTTATCATACCCTCAGCTAAATAATCTAAGTAATGAAAAACATCACCGTTTGAAAAATCAATCTTTACTAAAGTAGTTTTTATTTGGTTGTGATATTCTTTTGCTTCGGCTATATAATCAATTAACATATTATAAGTTAATCCAAAGTGACCGTCAATATTTATAGTAGTTTCTAAATCTACTCCTTTTTCAGTTATTAAGTTTTTTAAGTAAGTTTTCATTTTGTTTTGGTTTTTGTTAATTACAATGTAAATATAAGTATAATTATTCAACTACAAAACTTTTTTACAACTTTTTTTAATTTTTTTTGTTCTACCTCTGTAAATTTTTTTTAATAAATGTGATATTCTCCTAAACTTGGATTCTGTAATTGATAACTAACTGCATACCTCAACGCATCAATAGCGTGATTAAAATTATCTACTGGTGTTTGTGATTTCTTTTCTAACCAACAATAGTTATTTAACTCTTTTATTAATTCTGTACTATCTTCAGTTATTACTAAATCATAATCTTGTAATAAACTAATACCAAATGTTATTGAACCTTGACCTTTGATAGCTGGTACTACATTACAATCTCTGCTTAGTTCTGTTATTAATCTTGGTTCTGCTGAATCACCTACTATTAAATTATCTGCTGCAAACTTCTTATTTAATTGTAATATCTCGCTTGTAGTTAATTTAGTTTGGTAAAAGCATAGTTGTATATAGATAACTTTATTCTCTTTGTCTATGCTTGTTTTAACTAATGTTGAGGGGTCATTACTAAAACCATAATCTTGGCCATAAACAACTTTACCTACTTGTTTAAATTCTCCTATACTCCAATCAGTAAATATAACACCTTCAGCTTTGTCCAGCCAAGCACCTTCTATTGTATGCTTGTATCTGTTTGGTCGTCTAACCTTCATTGTTTCAATCTGCTTAATATAGCTTTCTGAAAGGTTATCAATATTATCTAAATATGTTGTGTGAATGTAAGTAGTATCTTCTTTTGTTATATTACTACCAGCAGCAACTCCTCTATCTTCAAACCAACGTTTATAAATGAAATGTTCTTTAGTTGTTGGGTTAAGAATTAATATAACTCTATTATCTTGTATTTTATTTCTTACAGATAAATCTATTTTATCAAATATATCTTCATCATTTAATTCTTCTGCTTCATCCATTACCCAAGTAGTAATACCAGTTAATGATTTAAGATTTGCTGTCTGGTCTCCTGAGCTTGTTTTGATACCCCTAAATATTATCTTGCTGCCATTGCCTTTATTTATTATTTCATCTTTAGTTATTTTAAACCTATCGATTAAATTTAATATTTCTAACTTTTCAATAAATTCTGGAATAATACTAATGCTTGCAGCTCTTAAAGTGAATCGCGTAAATAGTATTGTGTGACCAGCTTGGTAGGTAAGTAATAATAGTATTGAATTAACAGCAAATGATTTACCAGAACCACGACCACCAGTCACTATAAAGTATCTAGCAAAGGATTCTTTAAATACTAAATATTTTTTATTGAGATTTAATTCTACCAATTACTTCTCTAAAATCAAAATTAACTTCTTCTGTAGTGTTTACATCAACAGTATCTTTTAAGTTACCGTAAGCATTATTATATATAGCATTAAAAGCATTCACATCACCTTTTTCAATTACTTTATTAATTAAAGCTTCTGCCATTAAATATTCTTTACTTTGCCAAACTGCATCACCAGTATTAGCATCAATTTTCTTAACCATTAAATCAAGTATCTCTCTAATGATTGTGCTTCTGTTTCTTGAACCTTTTGGTTTACCTTTAGGATTACCGCTCTGACCTTTAGTCCAGCTTTTTAAGTTTTGTTCTCTTGACATTTTTCACTGTATTTTCACTGTATTTATTTAAAAACATTATTAGCTTTCTTTCAATTGCTTTTATTTTCTCTTTCGTATTCATATTCATTATATAATCTTTTCATTGTATCAACTAAACCTTTTACACAAGAACCGCAGCTTGATGTTTCTCTATTTGTCTTAAATACTCTATTGTGAATCTTTAATAGTTCTTTTTGTTCTATGTTGTTAACTATGTTTTTATTAATATGAAAGAATCCTTTTAAATATATGTATTCATTTTCAGTTAAGCATTCAGGGTTTTTGTAAGGAAACATAGAATTTAATTTAGCTTTTCTACTTTCACACCCGCAATCTTTTCCAAGTTTATCAAATATCCAATCAGTAGCTTGTTTTATTCCTGTGGCTTTTGTTATCTTTTCTACTGTATCACCTAAACCTTTACTCATTAATCTTTTTTTTTATTTCTTTAATACAATTGTTTATAGTTCGCCACACAACTACGTGAGATATATTAGTTGCTGCTGATAGTTTTCTAATGCTGTGGAATTTCTTTCTATATAAATTAAATAGCTTTTTATCAAACCAGTAAAATTCATTTACAATTTCATCAACTACTTTTTCAATATCAATGTAAGGTTCATTATCTGCTTCTATAATGTTTTTTAGTTCTTTATCAATTAATATATCTTTATCATTTCTAATATTATCAATAAATAAATTTAGCATCATCTTATATATAAACGCTTTATTTAAAGAATCGTTATACAGAATATCATTAATTTTTACTTTACCATTATTTATTTTAGTATGTAAAGCAATATAAAAGTCGTGTAATAAATCTTTTGCTGGAACTTTACTGTTGCTGCTTATTTCTTCAGCCATACTTAACCAAACTCTTTCATCTCTTACTAAAATTTGTAGTATATTATCTACTTCGGAACTCATCT